GACTGGGGATTCGCCCAGGACCCGACCATGCTGATCCGATGCTGGGTCGACGGCACCCGGCTCATGATCGACCACGAGGCCTTCGGGATCGGGATCGATATCGACAATCTGGCCAAGCGCCAAGGAGAGCCCGGGCGGTCGATGTTCGACGAGATACCGGAGTCCCGGAAGTGGCCGATCTATGCCGACTGCGCCCGGCCCGAGACGATCTCCTACGTCCGGCAGAGAGGCTTCCGGATCGACGGGGCCGAGAAATGGCCAGGCAGCGTGGAGGACGGCATAGCGTTCCTCCGGAGCTTCCAGGAGATCGTCATCCACGAGCGCTGCGTCCACATGGCCCAGGAAGCCCGGACCTACAAGTACAAGGTGGATCCCCTGACCGGGGACGTCCTCCCGAAGATCGAGGACAAGAACAACCACGGATGGGACGCCCTGCGGTACGCCCTGCACAAGCTGATCAAGGGCAAAGCCGGGGGAAGGATCGTCGTCGGCGGGAAGCGGGTTGCGCCGAGCATAGGAAGAATGTAGCCACCAAGGGGGGATCCCGATGTTTGAGCGGTTCAATCGGTTCAAGCGAATATTCCTGGCCGATGGCCCGGCCGTCCGAAAGATCGAGCCTGAACGCGTGCAGAAGGTCATCGGCATCAGCTATTCCGACGTTGCCTCGGGCCTCGCCAACAAGATCGACACGGCCATGACGAACCCGGACCTCCTCCAGCGCTACTACCGGCAGATGGAGGACGACGAGACGATCGGGACCGGGCTGGGCTTCCTCGTCGGAGCGGCCGTCAAACAGATCGGGGCCTATACCCACCCCGATCCCAAGATCCAGGACCTGATCCGACTGTGCCGGGAGAAGATCAAGGGGACCCTGGAGGCATCGAGGCAGGAGCTCCTGCAACATGCGCTCGCCCACGGCTACGCGGTCTCAGAGTTCACGCTCTACCCCGTCAGCGGCCGATGGGCCCTGTCTGGGCTCTACAACTACGACCCCATGACCACACGGCTCGTCCTCGGCCAGATGGAGGACAACTCCTATGGGATCAAGAGCATCCAGCAGATCGCCGCGGGACGAACACTGGAGATCCCCCGGGAAAAGGCGATCGTCTTCCAGTACGGCCGATCGAGCTCCCCCTACGGGAAAAGCCGGCTTCGTCTGGCCTACCGCTGGTGGGAGTTCAAGAAGGCGATCTTCACCTTCTGGGCCCTGGGGCTCGAGCGCTACTCCTCCCCCACCGCCTGGGGGCAGACCGACGGCGGCGCCGAGGAGGTCCGGATCCTGACGGAGGCACTCGGGACGATCCATAACATGGGTTATGTCGTGACGGGAACGAACGACCGGGTCTCGTTCCTCGAGCGCAACGGGCAAGGGGCCAAGGACTGCAAGGAGGCCCTCGAGTTCGCCAACTCCATGATCTACCGGAGCCTCTTCCTGCCGCCACTCCTCGGCGGAGGGGAGAACGGCGGCAGCTACTCTCTGGGGCAGGTCCACCTGGAGATGTTCCAGAATGCCGTCGAATGGCTGGCCCAACTGGTTGTAGAGAACGAACTCGAGCAGTTGTGGAGGCCGGTCATCGAGTGGAACTTCGGCCCACAGGAGGATTACGGGACCATGCCGCTGGTGGACAACACGACGCCGGAGGAAAAGAAGGTCATGTCCGAGGTCCTTCTCAACATGGTCAACGCGGGCTTCGTCGACCCGGCGACAGACACGGGATGGGTCCGGGAGCTACTCGGGTTCCCCGAAGCCGAAGAGGGGATGGAGCCATGGCAGGCCCGTTCGCTTCCGCCCTTGCCGACAGTGTAGGGAGCCCCGGCCGGAAGGGGGCGCTGGGGGCCAGGTCCGCCTGGATCCGGAGAACGGACGTCAGGACCCGGACGCTTGAGCGGGCGATGATCCACGGGGCCAGGCTCCCACTCAGGCAATGGTGGGACAGGTACAGGGAGAAGGCAAAGAAGGCGGCAGGGGAAGGCTTGATGACCCCGCCGCCGTTGTCGTTCCCGCGGGACGTGCAGGAGTCGATCCTCCACAACATGCGGCTGGCCTACGCCCATGGCTGGGCCAACGGCTACCGGCTCGTCCAAACCCTGTACCGGATGCAGACGAAAACGAAGGCTCGGCCGCTGGTGGTGAAGCTCGACGAGGCCGCACCGCCCGGATGGGAAAGCAGCGCCCGGGTCGCCGACGCGGGCTCGGCCCTGACTTCGTTCGCCCGGGCCGAACCGGCGGTCAAATGGCGTGACGTGATCCCGGAGGAAGCGGTCAGTTTCCTGAACTCCTACGTCCCCCAGCTGGCAGGGGTCCTCGAGCAGGCATGCCTGGCTAAGGTCTCGGAGGCGATCGCCGAGTCCATGACGCTCGGCCTGACCGTCCCGGAACGGGCCATGATGGTTTCCGGGGCCCTCGAGGACCTCAGGGACTTCCCGATCCACAGGCTGAACGCGATCGCGAGGACGGAGAGCATGAGGGCCTACAGCCTTGGGAACCTCTCGACGATGGCCAGGCTGCACAGCCACGGCGGTTATGTCGAGGGGGTCGAGTTCTCGGCGATCCTGGACGACCGGACGAGCGAGATCTGCCGGCGCAGGAACGGGCTCCGGATGAGGCTGGACGACCCGAAGCTTCCGGACAACACGCCGCCGCTCCACCCGAACTGCCGGAGCGTCCTGATCCCGATTGTCTGGGGGGAAGGCGAGGCGGGCTGGGAAACCGACAGCGGATGGCAGGGGGCGATGAACGAAGACCCAGCAACGATGAGAGACAGCGATATCCGAGCCGTCCGGGACATCCTCCGGGCGGTTCGCAGTCTGTGAAGGGAGGGAGGGTGATGCGTAAGTGACGAGACAGGCGTTCCCGGAAGCCTACGTGGCGCTCCGGGAGGCAAAGGCCTCGCAGCTGGCCGACGGGACGGTGGGGTTCATCTACAACCTCCTTCCCATCGGCACTTTTTATGGCCTGAGCGGCGAATGGATCTGGATCGATGACGAGAAGGCAAGGCAGATCGCCGCGAATTTCGGGAAATATCCCGGCTACGAGGTCCCGGTCAAGGAGGGGCACGGCGACGGGGCGAAGAGCCCTGGGCGCGTGACTTCCGTGACGGTGGTCGAGGGAGAGGGCGTTTCCATCGCCTTCGAGGTGAACGCCGAGGCGGCGAAGGCGATCAACGAGGGGCTCTACCGCTACATGAGCGCCGAGTTCGTGAACGACTACGCCGACAAGGCAACAGGGAAATCGGTCGGGGCGGTGCTCATCGGGGCGGCCCTGACGAACCAGCCGGGGCATCCGGGAGTGGTTCCGTTCAGGCTTTCGGACGTCCGGGACCCGAATCCAGAGGGAGGTGAAGGTGTTTTGACGAACGAAGAAATCCAGGCGATGCAGGCGAGAGTCGCCGAGCTCGAGGGCAGGGTCACATCCCTGTCCGACGAGAACAAAGGGCTGGCCACGAAGCTGTCCGAGTCCGAGGAGCAGCTGAAGAGGACGGCCCAGGAGAAGCGGAAGGTCACGGTCCAGGCCTTTTCGGACAAGTGGAAGGGGCAGGGCGTCCCGCCCGCTCTGGTGGACAAGCTCGCTCCGATGCTCGAGCAGAACGCGGAGCCCGTTGTCTGCCTGTCCGAGGGCGGGAACGAGAAGCGGCTGGACCTGATGGAGGTCCTGGAGACGGTGCTTTCGGACTTCCCGAAGGTGAAGCTCGGCCTTGGCGGAGACCCCGAAGCGAAGCCCCCGACCGCAGTCGAGGAGCAGGTCAATCACGGCAAGCGGATCGCCGAAAGGGCGAACCAGTAGCGGAAAAATCTGAAACGGAGGTGAAGAGAGAGTGAATCCGACCTTTGCGGTATTCGGAACACAGGACATGCCTTCCCCCCTCGTGCTCTCGGCTCCCGAGGCCACGATCCGGAAGGTTGTCGAAGTCTACAACGGCAGCGGGTCCGAGGTCACGCTGAACCGCGGGGCCCTGCTCGCCAGGCTGGCCAACGGCAAGTACCAGGCCGTGGCCACCACGGCGGTCACGGCGGAAGTCCTTTTCGCCGGGGCCGGCGCGGCGGTGGCCATCGGGAAAACCCTGGCCAACCTGCCGATCCCCGAGACCGTCGTCGTCTCGGCGACGGTTGGTGCGGCAGCCAAGACCGGGTCCGCCGACGTGAACGGCAAGATCACCGGCGACATCACCGGCACGGTCGACCCCGAGACCGGGCGCGTCCAGCTGGACAGCTTCACGCCCGACAACGCGACGAACGTCACCGTGGCCTACACCGGCATCACGAAGCCGGAGCTGGTCCTCGGCGAGGAGCTCACCATCGCCAACGCCGAAAGCGAGTTCGGCCAGGCCTACGAAGCGGGGCAGTTGGCAGAGGACGAGATCTATCTCGGCTCCACGGCATGGGCAGACCTGGCCGCTGCCGTGACGCTCCATGTCCGCCGGACCCTGCGCGGGCTCGGCATCCTTCTTGGCGCCGTCACCGAATAGTGGCGGCCTGACAGACTGAACGGAGGTGACAGCGCAGTGCCCAACGAACTTCTCGATCAGTACACGCCCATCACCCTGACCCACGCGGTGGAGCGCATCAAGCCCGAAGCCCTGTACCTGTCCAAGGTGCTCGGCGTGAAGGGCGCAAGGTTCCACGCGACGGAGCAGGCGGTCTTCGACGTTGTTGAGGGCAACTACAAGCTGGCCCCCATGGGCCGCCCCGGCGATCCGGCATCGGTGGTCAACCTCACCGACTCCCTGAAGAGCTATTCGATCGTCCCGCCCCAGATCTTCCTGCGGGATCCGATCAAGGCCTCGGACATCGCCACGATCAGGATGGCGGGGCAGAGCCCCATCCTCGTTGGCGGGGACCCGAACCCGGTCGTCGCGGCATTCGACGACTACGTGGCGAGGAAGCAGCGGAACATGGTCCGGTCCATCGAGCGCCGCGAGGAATGGCTGTGGAGCCAGGCGCTGACCACGGGCAAGATCGCCTACACCAACCCCGAGACGGGCTGGGCCTGCCCCATCGACTTCGGCGTGCCCTCGGACAACATCTTCACGGCCGGGACACTCTGGGGCTCGACGGCCGACCCGATCCAGGATCTCCAGACCTGGGCTCGGCTCTATGCCAGTCTCAACGGCATGGTCCCCACGGTCTTCGTGCTCGGGACCGACGCCGCCGACGCCTTCCGGAACAACGCGAAGGTCCAGGGCTGGCTGAAGAGCGCAGGGGCCATGCTCCTGCAGGCCCAGATGGGGGCATCCGCGGATCTCGTGATCCCCATCGCCAACATCCCCGGCATCGGGCAGATCGTGGAGTACGCCGCGACCTACCCCGCCGACTCCACCGGGACGGCGACCCCCTACATCGGGGCGAAGACGATCTGCATCACCAACCCGGCGCTGTGGCAGCTCCACTACGGGGCCGTAGTGGACTTCGACCTCGGGGAGAACCCCGTGGCCATGGTCCGCCGCTACAGCAAGATCAAGACCGCGACCGACGGGAAGAGCAAGGACCTCTTCGTCG